TTGTTTCTAATTGGGCTGATCTGCGTTTTCTTGTTCCTGAATTATTGGGTCAATATCCTCAAAATATGCACAGTGTGGTATGCTGGTGGATAAAATATAAAAGAGATCTTGGAATAAAAATTATGAGGCAAATAAATGAATAAGAATGATGTAACTATTATACTTGCTACATCTGTTCTACCAAGCCATCCAGACACACACATAATTGATGAAACTATTAATTCTCTTAGAGTTCATTTTCCTAAAAATGAAATAATAATGCAGATAGATGGATTAAGAAAAGAACAAATAGATCGTGAAAATGATTACAATGAATATAAAAATAGAATTCTTTGGAAATGTTTGCATGAGTATAACAACGTTCTTCCAATAATTTTTGATAAACATAGTCATCAAAGCACTATGATGCGTAAAACTATTAATGAAATTCAAACATCATTGCTTCTTTATGTTGAGGGTGATACGCCATTAACTCCAGACGAGCCAATTGATTGGCAAAAGTGTCTTGATTTAATTGAATATGAAAAAGCAAATACTATTCGTTTTCATTTTGAAGCAGTGATACCAGATCCACATAAGCATTTAATGTTTGGAATTGAAGATGGATTTATGAAAACTTCTCAATGGAGCCAAAGACCACACCTTAGCAAGGTTTCATATTACAGAGATGTAATCCTTCCTCCACTTGAAGATAAAGTGTTTATTGAAGATACAACTCATGGAAGAATACAAGACGACATTTCTCCATATAATAATTTTAATAAAGAAGGTTGGGATAAACATAAATTATGGATATACCATCCAGAAGGAAATATTAAAAGGTCTTATCATTTAGATGGTCGTGAAGGTGGAAGAAAGTTTACTTCAGATGATGATGTTTGGTTTAAAAAACAATGAGAGTAGGAATTATAGCCAGATCAGATAACACTGGTCTTGGAAACCAAACTAAAGAACTTGTTGATATGCTAAATCCAAGCAGCATATTGTTAATTGACTCAACTCCATTTAATAAAAATAAACAACATCCAGAATGGTATAAAGATTATAATTGCATTAGGTCAACTGGATTTCCAAGCCTTCAACAAATTAAACTATTTCTTAATCAAGTTGATGTTGTTATTAGTTGTGAAACATTTTACGATCAAAACTTTGTAAGATATGCCCAAAAAAGGGGTGTAAAAACTATTCTTCAGTATAATTATGAACTCTTTGGCAATCTTGCAGCAACAAACCTTCCTGTCCCAGATGTTCTTTTATCTCCAAGCGTTTGGCATATTGATCATGTTACTAAACTTTTTGGTAAACAGTCAAAGGTCATTCACCTACCACCACCTACAAATCCATTAACTTTTTCAGGGGCTAAGGAAATAAACATATCTAAAGACCACAACAGAATACTTCATATTGCTGGAAAGAAAGCAGCAAAGGATAGGAATGGAACAAATACTGTCCTTGAAATGCTTAAACATTCTAAAGCAGATTATGAATTAGTTATTAGAAGTCAGAGTGAAATAGAAACAAATATTAAGGACTCTAGGCTTACAGTTGAAATAGGCAATCCAGATAACAGGGAGGACATGTATAGTGGGTTTGACGCTATGGTGCTTCCTAGGCGCTATGCAGGGCTTTGTTTACCTATGAATGAGGCTCTTATGAGTGCCCTGCCAGTTTTTATGACTAACATATCTCCTAATAACCATGTTCTTCCAAATGAATGGCTTGTTAAAACTAGACTTCTTGAAACCTTTAGGACTAAAGTTAGGATTGAATTGTTTGAAGCAGATGCTGTTGCTCTTGCAGAAACAATAGATAGTTATGTAAATAGTGATAATAAGATTATTCAAAAAGAAAAGGCTTTTGAATTAGGATATAATAACTTTGCTCCTGATAAATTAAAAAACAGTTATTTAGATATTATTTCTCATATTTAGTTTTTTGAGTAAATTGTTTTTTAAGAATATTGTTAAATACAATATCAAACGATGTATCTGCGCTAGAAAGATATATGTGGTCATCTTTCTTTATATTATAAGACTTTAATACTAAAGGCCCCTTGACATAAACCTTTACATCTTCCATCTGTTCACCACCAACATTAAATACATTTCCATAAATTGATCTCCATAAAAATTGATAATTATGTTCCAAAGTTTGTTTTAACTTTTCTTTTTCCATAACCATTGGTACATGGAGTTCATAATCAAGTGGATTTTCAATTCCTAAAGATTTAATTTTTTTATATGTTGCAGCAAGTTTTCTAGTATAATTAGAGTTTGAATTAAGTTTTTGATATAGATTAATTTTTTCTAGTAGTGGTCCACCGTGGTAGTCTTTAATAGAGTCTATATTTTTTACAATATAAAAATCATCATTCATTAAAACAAATCTATCTGATATTTCTTCTGAGTTGCATAATGCTTTTAAATTTTCAATAGCATTTCTATACTTAGATAGATTTTGAGTTACCTCTATATAATTTCCTGTATACCAATTTGGTTTGCCACCCACAACCCATATTTTTGAGTTTGGAAAACTTTCAACTACAGATCTAATTGAATATCTTAGTTCTTCGTTGCTTCCATCTTTACATATATAAACAAAATCCATATTTCCCCATTATAAAAATTAAGAAAGGCGAACTTATTTTTAGTAAATTCGCCCTTCCTAATTAACCAACTACTTCTTTTTAGCAGCAGCCTTCTTCTTTGCTGGAGCCTTCTTAGCAGGTGCAATCTTGCTAAGTGCATCTGAGATAGCACCAGTATCTGGTAGTACGCCAAAGGCCTTGTCGTTTGGATTGAGTGCTCTCAATGCAACTGGTGCAAGAGCAGCAACTAGTGCAGCCCAAAGATCTTTAGGATCTGTTACGCCAGCCATGTAAAGTGCAATTACTGCGCCAAGAACAGATCTACCGTATGATGCTAGCATTGCTTTGTTTTTATCGTTTAGTATGTTATTCATTATTCCTCCTAGGATATAACTCGTGTTATCGTTGTGAAGCCAATCCATAGACCAATAATTCCTGCGACTCCCGCAAAAACTGGTGGTGCTGGAACTGGCAATTTGAATGCTGCGAACACGACACCGCACCCAAAACCTGTTAATATAGAAAATAGTATTTCTTTCACATTATCTCCTTAATAATATTTTTTTCTTTCCCATATATTTTTTTTATACCATTTTTCTGCATATAAATGAACTTTTCCCAATACATTATTTGGATCAAAACCATTATCTAAAAAGTTTTTCTTTTTAGAATGCCAACTTTCTCTTTTAATTGGTATTACCTGAGCGTATGGTGTTCCTTTTGGTATAACTCCAACAAAACCTTTTCTTAATACAAATGGAATGTTTATTGGAACATAATGTTTATCTGAATCTACAATGCCATGAAAAGAATAAAATGGAAGTTCAGGCCTTCCTAATGGATGCATAAAAAGCAAACTATAGCCAGGTGGTGTTTGAATTCCCCAAAACCCATTCCATTTTAATATATGTTTTTCATATTCTTCTGGAATTTCATAAGATCCTAATTGATTTAAAGTGTGTTCTCCAATAAGTTGAAAATCTGGTGTTGGCCAGTTAACCTCTCTTACTCCATCTTTAAGTGTAAAAACCATATCTGCTGGAGTTGTTAACATATATCCGCTTGTTATAGAATCAAAAAATGGAATACATGGCTTAACAGTTAAATCTGAAGAACGTCCTTTTATATTTGGAAAACTTTCTCCACTAACAGTTTTAGGTAATTTTTTAAACCAGTCTGGTATCTTTGATATTGATGTAGTTGGTGGATCTAACAATGTTTCTGTTAATTGACTAGATGGTCTAAATAAAATTTTTTTCATTTAGTTATTTATATTCTCATCTTTAGGCAAAAGATTGGATAATCTTTCATAATACTTTGTCATTCCATCTTTTTTTAAATCTTCAGCAATTAATGCAATTTCAGATTGTGATGTTTCTATATAGTTAAACGCCCAATCACGAGAATCTGATAAAAACTTTAAAAAATTTTCGTGATGTATATCTTGAAAATTATTTTGATTAAAATTAATTTGATCTAGTATAATATTTTTTTGTAACAAAAGATCTATTATTTTTATATTTGCTTTTTTTAATTGAATAAAAACAGCAATATATGAAATAGACAAAGAAAATATTGTTATTAATAAAAAATAGATAAATATTTTATTATTAATCATTTTATTGTTCTGTTTCCTCTAACGCACCTATATATCTTAATAGGTCTGAATGATATATAAAACTGTTTAACATATTTTCTTGTGTTCTTAATTGAGTAAAATATTGGTCTAAATGAAAACCAAGATTATAGTCTTTGTATATTTTTCTAATTGTCTCGTCCGTAACAATTCCATTTCCAATTCCTATTGAATAATAGCCTTCTGGACCAAACATTTCTCCAGTATGTCTTCTTGACAAAACTCCATTTTTTAATGCACTAAGTGCTAGAACTAATTCCTCTGGAGTTTTATTTTTATCTTTAAATTCTTTCCAAAAATCAGAGTCTTCTCTAACTGTAATATAGTGTAAATGAAGGAATGTCATAATTTCTATTGATTCTTTCATATTTTGTTTGTTTAGCCAGTCTCTCTGATCTTGATCATCATTAAAAATATTATACTTATTGATCATCAATAAACGAAGCATTTCAATTGCTTGTGCAATTGACGTAGCCTCTATAGGTTCTACAAATTGTGCTGAAAGGCCAGAAGCAAAACAATTTTTTACCCAAATTTCTTCAAAACATCCTGGATCAAAATTAAATGCACCTTTGCTATCTCTAGGATAAGTTGGTTTATAGCCTAAATAATTTTCAATTTCTTGTTTTGCTTCTTCTTCAGTAATATAATCAGAATCAAAAACATATCCGCACCCATATCTATTCTGTAGCGGTATTTTCCACATCCAGCCATATTTCATGGCTATTGCTTCTGTATATGCTGGAATAAAATTTTTATCAATATCAATAAAAAATGGTATTGCTTTTTTCATTGGCAAAAATTCACCAAAACTTCTCCATTTTGATTTTAAATACTTTCCAATAATTAATTTAGCAAATCCAGTACAATCAAAAACAAAATCGGTTAATACTTTGGTCCCATCTTCTAAAACAATACTTGATACAAACCCATCTTCATTCAATTCAACATCTTCTACAATAGAATCAATTACCTTAATGTTTCTTTGTTTTCCAATATTTTCTAAATATTCTGCAAATAGTCTAGCATCAAAATGAATAGAATAGTTCATGTAATATTTAAAATCATTTATACTATTTTCACCATATGTATAGATGTCTTGTGGCATAAATGGAACCTTGAATGTATCTAATACCTCTTTATTTATGTGGTCAAAATGTTTATTGCTTTCTACAACATTGCAAAATGCCGATGTTGGTATTGATGGAAGGTAGTATGTTGAGTGATCTCTGTCAAATATATGCCTATCAAATGTAGAACGAAATCTTTCAAAATAATGATGATAGGATCCTTGTTTTCCATCCCAATTTGTAAATTTAACACTATGTTTAAATGTTCCATTAGTTTTTTTAATCACATCATGGACATCAATTCCAAGATAATCTAAAAAACTAGAAAGTCTTGGTTGTGAACCCTCTCCAGCACCAAGTATATCTATTGATGAACTTTGAATAAGAGTAATGTTAAAATCATCAAAAATTGTTCTTGCATATAAAGCAGTAAGCCACCCCGCAGTTCCTCCACCTACAACAACAATATTTTTTGGTTTCATTTTAATACCTCTCTTGTCACTAACACAATTGCACCATTTTCTTCTAAAGCCTTTTTTACTGTCACTATATATTGTACCACTTCAAGTTTTTCCTGGTGTGTTAAATAATAAAAATCTTTTTCATTTAATTTTATTGTTAAAAAATGTTGATTATCAATAATATTGATGCCAAAATTTTTAGGAGGTATTATAGAATGAAAGGCCATCTTCATAGAATCAGTATACACATTACTCCATTGTTAGGGATTGCCAAATATTTGACCAGTCTTGCTTAGATTTATGTTTATTAAATTCTCTAGAAATTTCTCCACCTTCTAGGTATACTCCACCCCAAATACCCCATTCTTTTCCAGATACTCCATTAGCAAAACATATCTTTCTAACTGGACAATTCATACATATTTTGTCTATGCCAGAGCGTAGTTCAATATTATCTTCATACTCTTCAAAATAAAAGTTTGTATTAAAACCTAAACATGAAGCCTCATCTTTCCATAAATGCTGCTTCAAGATTACTCCCTATACTTATTTGGAATATCCCAACCATTACGACCTGGCTTGTATATTTTATGTAAGTACCAATTGTCTTTTATTCTAATTCCATTTACAGATGTTTTTGCCATGTCTGACTCTTTTAAATCAACAACATCCCATCCATCCCAAACAAGATTTTTATTCTTGTTTACAATTTTATCCATTGTGTTTAAACTTCTAATAATCATATGCTCTCCTAATACCTAAAAATTCCAACTTCAATATTTTTTGATTCAGCACTAGAAACTAATCTAGACTTTGACTCATTTGGTTTGCTTAAAAAAGCAAAATAATTTATTTGATCCATATTTGTATCAAGCCATGAGGGTGCTGTATTATAAAATTTAATTTTTCTGCCTCTTGCTTTCATACCACGTTCAGATAAATTAGAAAATTCTGAAACAAAGTTATTGACTCTTGCTGGACCAACAGAATAAATAATAAACTCTTTATCGTCTTGTTTCATTCCAGACATTGCAACACTCATGGCACGTAGAAAGACGTTATAGTCGTTAAACTCAGTTGTTCCCTGCACTGCCACTATCATTTGATTCCATACCTTTTCTTAAATCA